TCAGGATCAAAATCAAACTGCATATTAAAACGAAATAGACCCTCCCCTAGAGGACGTAATAAATAGTCATCAATGTTCTTGACAACAGATTTTATACTGCCCTGTGCCGCACCCATAAGCATACTAATACCAGAAGCTGTGCGCCCTACACCCTGAACACCTGTTTGACCATGTGCAAAGCTAGGAAAACCTGTGCTTTCATCTGCCAGTACACGTGCCTTATCAAACAACTGTAAGTTCTCACCTGAAACATTAGGGAACTTAGTACCAAAGATAGCCTGTCCCGGTGCTCCGCCCTGACGCCTAAACACCTTGCCGGGATACAGTGACAAGTCCTGACCGGGAACTAAGTTTGTTTCATCAATCTCAATAAGTAAGTTACCTGATAGTACAGCATTATCTACGGCCATACGCATAAACCCATTCATAAGAGTTTGTGTATCGTCCATATTCTCAGCTATACCTACGCCAAAGAAGCTATAGGGATTAAGTTCATACGGGGCAGCATGATAAGGAATACGTGCAGGCTTAAATGGATTAACTACCATACGCAATAGTTTATTATTACAAACCCAAACATTAGCCTGTAGTTCATCTACCTCACTAAGTTCATCGGGAATGTCTACACCCTGTTCTTCTAATAGTTCAACGTCTACAGTACCCCAATACTCTAGTACCTCAAAACGTTCTACACCATGTTCAGGTGCATAATCAGATAGATCATCTTCCCATGATTCCTTGTTATAGTTTTCGCCTAATGCAATAGCATCATCAATTACTGTGTTACGAAAGAATGGACGCTTTTTAAGTTGACGCAACTGTGATCGTGACATCTTATGACGTTCAATAACATACTGTGCTTCATCCATATTGTTAGCGTCAGGGTCTGGATAAAAGTTCCACACAGATACATGAGACACCTGTGGTACTGTTTTAATGGTAGGATTGTAGTTGCCTTCATCATCCCAATTAGGATATTCTTTGTCAACAGCAAACGGTCCTTTCATTACCCCAGTACCAAACAGGGCCATTTCAAATGCGGTATTACGTAGGTGCTTACTTGCATTTGATTCTTCTAACTGATCTTGTATTTTCTTCTGCATCTTCTTTGCAGCAATCATTGCAGGACTAAATGTAATTGAAGAAGGGGTAGGCCCAACTCCCATTCTAAGTCCTTCAATACCACTTAACTTATCTTTTAGTGGTCCGAGACTTTCACCAAGTGTTTTAGCTGTAGCTCCTGCCGCTAGTTCTTTACCGTCACCTTTATACCCATAGGGGCTAACAGGCTTATCCATATCAGATTCTTTAAGTTCTTCAGGTGTTTTTGGATCAAAATGTACATCTGCAACTACACCCTCTGGTAATTCAGTAGGATCAACAGTAAGAGGAAATTTATTGTTAGCAAACATAATTGCTTCAATCTGTTGATATGCAGCTAGTGTTTTTGTTTTAGTAACTTTAATAAAAACCCTTGACTTTTCAGCTTCAGTAAATTGTACTTCAGGCCCATAGATACCACGATAGTTTCGGTATGCATCCAACCAACGATCTTCATCTTGTTGTCTGTAATCTTCAGCACGTTTGTAACGACCTTGAATGTAAGGAATAATGTTATTAGTTTTGTAGTCATCAACTGATGAATCATCTGTATCTTCTAGTACAATAGACTCATCTTCAATGAATGTGTTGTCATCTTCCATTTATATTTCCTTAATATCCAAATGTAGCATCTGCTACAGGCATACTGTTTGTTGGCCCTTTATGACTGTCAAATTCCCAGACACTAAAACGTGGCCTCGACATTATACCATAACGTAACGCATCATACAAGTGATCTTCAGCATGTGTATCAACATCTTCTGGATTCTTTTTATCCAATGGTATAGCTGGTAGTTGTATTATAGTTTCCGTACAGTTATTAAAAAATACTATACGTGATTCTTCTGTAAACTCGTCTACCTGCAAACGCCTATGTATTTCATTCTTACCAGCTACACGTGAGCCTTTGCTTCTATCTGATGGACGCCAGCGACAGCCCTTCATAATCATCTGTTCTGCAAGTGATGGGCCTGTATCTCCTCGTCTGTGCCACAGTGAAGAGTCAAGTACTCCATAACGTATGCCACCATCTCCTGCTTCTAGTTCAAGTACCATGTCTGCTAAGTCAGTGGCTAATACCTTAGATACATAGAGTTCCCTGTATACTATTAACTGTTCACTAGGACTGACAGCAAACCATAAAACTCCTGAATAACTTCCGTAACCATAGTCACAAGCTCTAAATTTAACCCAATTATTAGGAATGTCAAAGGGTTCAATAACATGGATATTCCTATCAAACTCCGTAAAGGCTGCGCCTTCTTTAATGTCCCAATCACCGTCTAGTAACTGCCTACGTTGTTGCTCTGGTAGTGACAAAAGCATTGCTTCATAGTCACCCTGTTGTGATAGATATGGATTATCTTTTAATCTTGCAGGAATAAATCTACGTTTAAATAATGGTCTGCCTGCTCTTGCATGTCCTGCAGGATACTTTAGCTGTTCTCCTGTTTCAATGTCTGTAGCTATGAAGGGCTTACCAGCAGGAGCAGGATCAATAAACATTTTCTTTACCCAGTGATGTCCTCTACCGCCGGGGTTTGTAGTTGCTCTCATTGAGAGAGGTAGTTCTGGGTCTGCAGTACGTAAACGTGATCTCATATAATTCCAAGCAAAAGGTGTAGCCCATTGGGTAAGTTCATCAAAACCGATCCAGCTAAAGGCCAATCCTTGATACTTTGTAACATCCTGATCCTTATCCAAGTAACTCATCCAGAGCGTAGCTCCTGATGGTGCAGTCCATTGCATCTTACGTTCTGACCATTTAATTCCCGGCCAAATCTTAGGATACATTTCTTGTGATTTACTAATAAGTTCTCTTAGTTCTTCTGTTGTGTGACGCAGTAGTAAGCCACTAAAATTGGAATTACCCATGTACCTAAGAGGATCAGCAAGCATAGCGTAAGACTTACCACCACCGGCACTTCCTCCATACAAAACTTCCCTTTCACCGGATGCAAGAAAGTTTGTTTGTGGGCCTTCATTTGGTTTGAAGATAACATTATGTTCTTCTTCTACTTGTGAAATAAACTCCTGTTCAATTATATTAGACTGAGGAATTTGCTTCTTCGGTTTTATCTTGGCTGTCAAGCCTTTTCTTTTCGATGGTTTCCGCTTTGGCGATTGCCGTTTTCGCATATTCTGCCCATCGGCGTAGGCTTGTAGCTTGTTGTTTCCTGCTTCGCTCATGTTTTACCCGTTTCATTAACCCTACATGAGAAATACTTCTCCCTGTATGTGCGCTTAACCAATTAGCAACTTCTCTGTACGAATATTGCTTTAGGTACTTCTTTGCTTGTTTTAATTTATTAAGCTGGTCGGGTATAGGTTTTAATATGCCACTATCGTCGGGGTCAACTTCGTAGCCAAAGGGTACTGTACGTGCTATTCTAGGAATATCTACCCACTCATTATCTATTTGTACATCCGTAGGTTGCGGCAGTTTCCACTTACCAAGTGGTCTAGTCATCGCACACGCAGCTATTAGTACTCTCGCCACATGTACATAGGTCTTCTTCTTTATTCTTAACTGGCATTAACATAACACCACCCTTAGCTTCTACTTGGAGTTTCTCTGTTTTAACCAGTCCAGTACGATCCAGTAGTTCCTTTGCAGCAGCAACTTTATCTTTAAGGCCAAGCTCAGTGGGATCATATAGACCCCCCACAATAGCCATAGCAGCTTTCGGTGCATTCCTTGCCATATAGCTTTGAGTTGCATCTAAAATTTCTTCCTTCATACTATTAACAACTTCAGTTGTACTGTAACTGTCTGCATATCCCGCCATACGTTTAGCGGTAAGAACATCTCCACCTGCTGCATCCATAAGGACATTAAGGAATGTTTGTTGTTTCTCTGTAAGATTACGTGCCATATACTATTCCTTTACATCATTTCAAAGTGTGGTGCATCAATGAAAGGTCTACGACCCTCTGATCTACGTAGGTCTATGTAAGAGTTCATAGCATCTTCCATAGTACCATCCCATTTAGTAATATCTCCTGCTGACCAAGCTGCTCCCCACTTAATAGGTACGCCTAGTTTACCTGCAGCAGCAGCCATAGCGTCAGCTAAGTCATCATATTTATTTAATTTCCATGTAATATCAGAACCTATGTAGGCTACCAGATCAACTGCACGGCCCTTTAGGTGCCTGCTATTCATAGTTTGTGAGGCACCACTAGCAACTAGCTTCTCCTGCTCCTCTACGGTACGCATACCGCATGTCACACCAAAGTCTATTTTAGTTAGCTTGATAGCTTCTGTAACTACAGTAATCAAATCAGGGTTAATACCCTCAAGTCTACTCATGCTACGTGTTGATAGTTTAAACATTAGTTAGTTTCCTTTTTAGGCATATACTTTTTCATTGCTTTTAGTGCAGCAGCTGAGACATTATGCAACCCTTTATTATTTGTGTTAGGTAATACATGCTTTGCTTTTGAACGTTTGTGTTGCTCACCACTACCTATTTTAGCTTCCCATTCACGGGTTTTACCCATGCCACCTAAACGGTCTTTTTTTACACCATTGCTAGGTGGAGTCATAGGTTTTTTATCTTTAGCCATTAAATTTTTCCTCCACTAGCCTACGCTGTTCCTGTATTAACTTCTGTTGTTCTTCTAGTTCTATGTACTGTTTGTCTATATCACTCAATTTAGGAAAGCGTATAACGTTACCTACTTGAGGAAACTCTAGTATATTACTTCTTTCCAAAAAACTTACTCACTGATCTCATTCCAATGCTGGCACTTACAATGCCACCTAATGCTATCTGATACCACTGAGGCATAACCTCTAGGGACTCAAAGCCTCTAGCTACTATATCATTACCCCAATCACCACAGAAGGCTAGTATTAGTGGGATAGAGAATAGTAAAGTAATCCATTCATCTTTCCAGCTATTCTCTGTAGCTCTCATAGCCTCAATGTCCCAGTCTAACTCACCTGTAAGCTGCTTCTTTTTAATCTCAGCTTCAGTTAGTTTAACTTGAGTCTTACCATCAATAACACTTGTGGCTAAACCTACAAGCGATCCAAAGATTTGTCCTATCATTCGTATTTCTCCGTATATGCTTCTTCAAAACCATCTTGGTGTACAGGGTTTTCATGATTACCCCAGAGTCTTAAGAAGTAGCTGTCATACATATCTAATATATCTTGATCAGAGTATCCATCAGGAATTAACTGACCCTTAACAATCCACATAAACCTACTAGCTTCTTTGTGTATAGATTCTGTTTGCCTACTAATGCTTCTCATTACCTAGCCATACGGCAAAGCAACCTGTGAGTGCACCCATACAAACTGATACTAGCCCTGATTGTTGTATTGAAGGATCAGGCAAACTCATAAACCAATGAACTGCTTGATAACTAAGTATAGTTACTGCAAGCATCATAATACGAGGCATAAGCTGCCACTTTAGTACACGTTCCATAATAATCTCTGGCATTCAGGTTCTCCTAAACTTTTTTACTTTTGCTGCAACCTTTTTAGGCTGAGCCACGTGCTGCTTACCCTTAGCCGTGCCTCTTCGTTTGGCACTGGTTGAAGCAGAATACTCAGCACTAGTAAGAGACTTAATAGCTTTAGCAGGAAGGTATCTTTCTCCAGTAGCCTTAGCCCCCTGTGTAGAGGGCTTACCACTTTTAGTTTTCCAGTCCTGCTTAGTCCACTTTTTAAGACTTTTTTGACTTTTTGCTAGCGCCATCTGCTTTAGCCTTTGCTGCTTTACTTAAATCTTTATAGTGAAATAACTTTACACTTGTCTTACTATGTGTCTTTCCTGTGTGTAGAGAACCATCAGGCATTTTATGAGTAGCGCCCTTATGCTCAGTTCCATCTTTCTTACAGTGCTTTACGCCTTTCACGATGTGTATCCTCCACCTGCTTTTTTATAACGAGAAGCGACAAGTTGCGCTTTACGGGCCGACCACTGTCCGGGCCTACCTCCCTTTGATCCAGCTTTAACTGAAGCAACAATACGCTTACGCTTAGTAGGCTGAGTATAATTACCCGCAGCATTAACTGTTGACTTCTTTGCCATTATAAAACCTATACTTTATTTCGCTACGACTTATGCCTATGTCTTTTAACATTTGATCTGACAAATTATTTAACTGCCAGTACTCTACTCTTCGTTGTTGGTGTATCTGTAACTTCTTTATTAAATTCTTGAACATGGTATGAACCTCCTTATGCTAGTTAGTACCTAAGTCATAAGTTAGTTATACCATGTTCAAGTTAAAATTTATATAGCTATTAGTGCAACCCCGCTATGCATTACCCAATACAAAGCGAGGTCGTTGAATGTTTTAAGTGTAACATAAATGTCACACTCTGTCAAGTACTAATTTATGCAAGAATTACTCTTACTGTAGCATTGGTAGAGATGCCCCGCAGCAGATTCATTTTAACAGTCTGTGCTGTGGGACTCAATGCTCTTTCCTCTGAAGGGTTCACTGCATTAGGTACAACTAAAGTATATGTTGTAGGTACATACACTACAGCATCATCAGAAGGTGTAAGCAGTCTTGGAACTTCAAGAATTAAGTCATTGCCTGTTACAATATTTGCCTCTGCTGCAGTAAAACTAATGTAGATTGGTAGAGTTGTGTGCAAGTAAATCATACTGGCAGCACTAACATCTACGTGTAGAGTAGTAGTACTAACAGTTAATGCAGTCTGCACACTCCAGTTTAAAGCAGTGCTTGCCCCTTGTAAGTTGGTTTGATAAATCATTGTTTATCCCCTTAATACACCGAGTACTCTAGCTCTACAGTAAAGCGACCTGCAGAAGCATCAGCATTTAAAGTAGTTGTAGTAAATGCATACAAATACTTACTTGCAATAGCTGCATTAATGTTTGGATTAAAGACATGATACAAACCTGCAGTTGCTCCATAGTTTACATCAATCTCAGTTACTGAGTCAGTAGCAGAAATACGTGGGTTAAAGGATGCAACTCCTGCACCTACAATTTCAGTACCTGAAGACACAGCAGTATTAGTAGCTGTACCTGAAGTAGCACTAAGAGATAGACCACCTACAAGTGTCTGACCTGCAGCAGTAGTAATGCCTATCAATGCACGATGAATGTAAAACTTAGATACACCAACAATGCCTGAAGGGGCTGATGTATCTAGTGTTCCTAGTTCTACAAGAACGTCACCGTCAGCGTAAGCTGTGCCTGTGTCTGTACCTGCAAGTGTTCCTACGAATGTATGGAACTTACGAGTACCCATTGAATGTAGTACACCTGTACCTGTAATGCTATCTGAGAAAGTACCTGTTCCTGTAACGTCAATACCGTCACCAAAAGTTAGTTTAGTTTCGTATTCTTCAATACCTTGTGTAAGGGTTGTAGTTGCCATGATATATGTATCCTTTTAGTTGGCTATAGCTTCGCTATTCTTAGTAGCTATGCTACCTTATACTGTGGTTAGCCCACTATTATTTCATTTTTTTTGATTTTAATTGTCGTGCTACTTTTTCTTTATTGCGTTTCTTCTCTCTTGCAGTTTGTGCCATATGAGATTTAGGTGATCTCCCATGTTTTCGAGAATACTCAGCGACAGACATATTACCTGCCTGTACTTTTCTTTGGTCACGTGTACGAATATCAGCAGCCATATTGGTTTATATCCTTACCATTTTACTTTATCAGCCCAGTATGCAGCACTTAACTTACCTTTGGCTATATTCTTACCATGACGAGCTTTAAAGCTTGCCCGTTTCTTTTTCATTTTATCTGATTCACCTGCTTTAGGCTTACCTGCAGTGCTTGCACCCTGTTCTCCAAAGCGTATAAGCTTAATAGTCTTACCTTCT